CCAAACAACAGAACCGATTTATCCTTTATGTAGACGGTTTTCGAAGTTATATAATCAAAGGAGTACCTGCTGTTGAGTATACCGCTGACGAAATTGTTTTAAACCATATAAACATTTATCGTAAAATCAAAGGTAAATCTAAATGGGGAGATTTAACATTAACATTGTTTGATCCAATTTCTCCATCTGGTGCTCAAGCTACAATGGAATGGGTACGTTTACACCACGAATCAGTAACAGGTCGTGACGGCTACTCAGATTTCTATAAAAAAGACTTAACTATTGATATTTTAGGTCCTGTAGGTGATATTGTAAGTGAATGGATTATTAAGGGAGCATTTATTAAAACTGCAAACTTTGGTGAATATAATTATGATAATGAATCTGCAGCTCAAAACCTTACAATGACTGTAGGTATGGATTATTGTGTATTGAATTACTAATAATAAAATACTTTTAAAAAGAGGCTCAACTTTTGTTGAGCTTCCTTTTTCTTCATATATGTATATACGATAATAATGTTATAACTAAATAAAGATTATGGAAGAAAATAAATTTCTTACTCCTACAGAAACTGTAGATTTACCTTCTAAAGGTTTAATATACCCTAAAGATAATCCCCTATCATCTGGAAAAATTGAAATGAAGTATATGACTGCTAAGGAAGAAGATATCCTTACTAACCAATCATATATTCAAAAAGGTATTGTTTTAGATAAACTATTACAATCTATGATAGTATCTAAAATTAACTATGATGATTTAGTAGCAGGTGATAAAAATGCATTAATGGTCGCAGCTAGAGTTTTAGGATATGGAAAAGATTATTCTTTTATGTATAATGGAGAAGAATATAATATTGACTTAGCAACATTAGATAATAAACCATTAAATGAATCATTATTTACATCTGGTGTAAATGAATTTGATTACAAACTTCCTACTACTAATTTAGATACTAAATTTAAACTTTTAACAGGACATGATGAAAAAAAGATTAATGCCGAGTTAGAAGGATTAAAAAAGATTAATAAAAATTTCTCCCCAGAACTATCTACTCGTTTAAAATATATAATAGTAGCTATAAATGGAAATAGAGATACTAAAGATATTCGAGATTTTATAGACAATCAGCTCTTAGCTAAAGACTCTAAAGCACTTAGAGCATATATTAAAGAATTTCAGCCAGATGTTGATCTTACTTTTTTTCCCAACGGGAGTGATAACAGAGTCTCTATACCAGTTGGGATTAGCTTTTTTTGGCCTGAGTCTTGATAATATAGCTGAGCATAGATTAGCATTATTTACTCAAATACATGAAATAGTATTTCATGGGCAAGGAGGATATGATTGGAATACTGTATATAGTATGCCAATTTGGTTAAGGAAGTTTACATTTTCTAAAATGGATGAATTTTATAAGAAAAGCTCTAAACAAGCAAATGATTTAGCAGATCAAACCAACCAAATCAAATCAGGAAAAGTTAGTATAGATCCTAAATTTAAAAATCTAAAAAATAAACTTCCTAAATATTAATTAAAGGGTACTAGAAATAGTACCTTTTAATATTTATAACAAAATACTTGTAATGGCTAATAATTTAGATCCTAAACAATTAGAAGAATACGAAAAAAAACTTAAAGACATTGAACGTTTATCCAAAAAATTTGGAGAAAACATTGATGTTAGTAAGTTTAAGGATATTGAAAAATCAGTAGATGAAATTGATCGTTTATATGATAGTTTAATAGCCCAATCCCGAAAATTTGAAAAATCTATTGAAGGTACTCTTCAAGATTTTGAGAAAATGGTTAAAGAACTTAAAAACCTTGACTCAGCTCAATCACAAGTAGTAATAAGTACAACTAAACTTGAAGATTTAGCTAGTAAACTAGTAAGTCACAAAACTAGATCTAATACCCTCCAATCTACTGAATTAGCAAATATTCAAAATTTAGCTAAACAAGAATTAAAGAGAGCAACTGATGCTTTTAACAGATTATCTGCAGAAAATCAATCTGCTAAAGAAAAATTAGAAGCAGAATTAGAATCCTTAAAAAATGGAAAACATTATAATAAATTAAAAGGAGAAGAAAGAACAGTTTATAGACAAATAAAAAAAGATTTAGAACTTATTGGAAAAGAAAAAGAAGAACTTGAAAAACAACAAGATCGACTTAATAAAAAAGCTCAAGAATTTATTGATATTACTCAAGAGGAACTAGATAAAATTCCTAAAGTTGTAAAAGGTTTTGATGCATTAGAAACAGCAATTTCCAAAGCAGGAGCAGCAGGAAGATTCCTCACTAATATAACAACCCCAGCAATCCTTGGTAAGTTATTTTTAGATTTAGATACAGGAGCAGGTAAATTAGCAAAAAGTTTTAATATATCTTATAATGAAGCATTAGCACTTAAAAAAGAATTAGCAGAAACTGCAACTATAACTGGAGATGCTAATTTAAGTTCTAGGGCTCAAGCAGAAACATTAATGTCTGTTGGTGAAGCTTTAGGATCTAATGCTAAATTGAATGAAAAAGATTTACAAACCTATACTAAATTAAGAGAACAAGCTGGATTACAAGCTGAAACTTTAAATAGTATTTTAAAAGTTTCTTTAGCAACTGGTAAAACTGTTGAATCTTATACTGATGAATTTTTAGATCAAACTAAATTAGCTGCACAAAGAAAAGGAATTGTTATTAATGAGAAACAAGCATTAGTAGAAACAGCTAAAGTGTCGGCTTCTATTAAATTATCTTTAGGAGGTAGTGCTGAATCATTGGCTAAAGCTCAAGTAGCAGCTAAACTTTTAGGATCAGACCTAGATAAAGTTAATAATATTGCTGAACAACTTTTAGATTTTGAATCTTCTATTGAAGCTGAATTAGAAGCGGAATTATTAACTGGAAAAAACATTAATCTTGAAAGAGCTAGACTAGCAGCTATAAACGGTGATTTAGCAACAGTAGCTGAAGAAATCACTAAAGAAATTGGTTCATCTGCTGAATTCAGTGCTATGAATCGTCTTCAACAAGAAGCAATAGCTAAAGCTGTAGGAATGACTCGAGATGATTTAGCAGCATCGTTAGTAGAAAGAGAAGCTCTTAAAAATTTATCCGGGAAAGAAGCTGAAGCAGCTAAAGCTGCATTTAATGCTAGGGTAGAGGAAGTAGGTTTAACTAGAGCCCAAGAAGAACTAAAATCAGGCGGAATTGAGAAATTAATGGAACAACAATCCATTCAAGAAAAATTTAATGCTGCTGTAGAAACTGCTAAAGAATTATTTATAGAAATAGCAGCAGGTCCTATGCAAACTATAGCTAATATAATGACATTCTTTGTTGAACACGCTGGATTATTAAAAGGAATATTTGCTGTAATTGCAGGTATTATGACTACAAGAATGGTAGCAGGATTAATGAGACAAATCCAATTAGTAGGTGGTTTAATACCTTTAATGGGAACAATGTTAGGTATATCAACTGCTAAAGCTACAGCTGATGTTACTTCTGCTGAAGCATTAACTGTTGGAGGTGCAACTGTTGCTATATTAGCAGGATTAGCAGCAGTAGGAGCAGCTATGTATGCTGCTTTTAGTGAAGGAGATGCTAAAGCAAGTGAAATGTCTGCTAAAAAAGTAGGAGATGCCAGTATATCACCAGTTAATAAAGGAGGTGGACTTATAGTTGCCACCCCAGATTTTGGTAAATTATATCAAGGTGATAAAAGAGATGGAGCACTTTTAGGTCCTCCAGGAGCACTAGCAAATCAACCTAAATCAAATACCCCAACTGTTTCCCAAGAAGTAATGTTAGCCGAACAAAGAAGAACCAATTCATTACAAGAAACCACCAACCAGTATCTTAGACAAATTGCTCAAAAACCTGCTCCTTCTCTTTTCATTGATGGAGCACAAATGCAATAATCAAATATTTATACTCAACAATAAAATTATTTAACCATGGGATTACTACAAAAATTATTTACAGACAAGTCTGGATTAACATCTACTGACGGAGCTACTCCATCTAAGTATGCTGTTTTACCACAATCTCCAGTATCACCCCTAAACCCAGATTCTCTAGCTCAATCTAAATATGATTTAAATGGAACAACTCCTAGTAAATACCAAGATAAAGTTGAGAGTAATTTGTTTAGTACATTATCTGCTACTAATAAAGGATCTATTTACGACCCAAATAAAATTTCTACATATAGTACAACAAAAACTACTTCTGTGTTAAAAGATTCTTTAGTTGATACATTTTTAGATATAGAAGACGGAAAAACACCAAAAAAATATATAGATAACAAACCAAGCTAATGGGTTTATTAACACTTCTAACAGATTTATCTTCGTTTTATACTTCTAATCCATTTCATAGCCAATATCCAAATGGTTCTACAAATGGAAATGGAGGTTCCCAATATGCTACTGCACCTGATGCTATTTCAACAAATAATTTTGATCAAAAATCTTTACCATGGGGAAGAGATAGAATTAATTTAGGAAGTAGCCGTGAACCTTTTATAAAATATAACATAGATGGATCAGGAGTACAAGATGTTTCTATTCTAGGA